TCAGGTCCTTTCCTCCGCATACATCGTATCCGTAGAGGCGATGTGATTCTCTTCGGAACGGGAGCGGAGCTTGAGAATCTCTGAGTGAATGAGGGAGAGCCGGCTGATGAATAGAGTCAGGTCCACACCTTTTAGTCCGGTCCGGTCGAGTAGCATAGGCATCAGCCCGAACTCCGCCGAGAGCGGGGTCGCAGCCCTGCAGTAGAACACCCAAGCCTCAAGCTCGTCTCCTTCCAGGGGCGGGGATTCCCGCCCGCCTTCCTCCCCCGCATAGCTCTGTTCTCCATACCAGGAGAGGAAGGCCCTCAATTTTTTAGGAAGAGCTCCTGATTCGCCGCATCCGTTACGAGCCTGATCCCGAGGAGCTCCGCCTCTTCCCCGCCCTCGACCCGGAGGTTGAGGAGAGGATAGAGCCATCCGAATTTGTTCTCGGGAGTGAGAGGAATTGGGACCCCGTTCTGGGTGAGGTCCCAATCGGCGACGACTTCTACGGCGACATCTACCGCCGCCTGTCCCGGCTTCCCTATCCCTTTGATACCGACCACATCGGACATAACGAAATTATCGATATGCCGGAGCCGGCACCGAAAGACCGGGGGATCAAGCTTATCCGTCAGGAGCCGGTATTCCATCCAAGCGGAGAGCTGTTCCTGAGCTCTGTACTTCACATCGGCCATAAGGCCCTCCAGTTATGCGAGATAGTCCGTGGTCCTCTTGTTCGTCAGGACCACATAGGGACGGGTGTAGGTCATCCCTGTCGGGGCGGCGGCGGCTTCCTCGGCGATGAGCTCGATGCCGTAGCTCACGATTTCGTCCCACGAGGCCTCGGGGCAGAGCATCCGGAGCCGGGGGAAGTAGAGCTTCATCGAGTAGTATTCCGTGGAAGCCCCGGCGAGGACCGTATGCGTGTAGGCGATGAGCACCTTCTGAGTCGTCTCGGCGATAGCCGTGGCCAGCATCACCTTGTTGTTCGCATCCATCTGAGGGAACTTGAGCTTGATCCTGATGTCGGGATACCCGCCCTCGGCCGGCTCCTGGATGTCGCTGTAGCCGGAGACTGCTACTCCGTCGTGGCCCGTTCTCTTGTAGTCCACCTCGACCCCGGTCACGGTGAGAGCTGTGGCTCCGGTAACGGCCCCGGCGCTCTCTGCGTTCATCTTCACATTCTGGACCTCATACTTGATGTGATTGGTCCTCTCATCGTAGGTCAGGGCATCCATCTGGGTCAGGGTGTTGACCGCCGAGGAGTCGATGACCTTGTTCCCCCGGCACTTCAGCTCCGACTGAACGAAGCCCCCGGCAGAGCTCTTCAGGCTCCATTCTATGGGCTTGGCGGAGGGGCAGGAGAAGATGATCCCCGGCATCTCCACGCAGACCGAGGAGAACTTCCCGCTGTTCGAGTCGGCCCACTGGAAGGTGTGAGCCCTCGCCGAGGTGTCCACCGTTCCCGGCACCCCCGCCGTCCCAAAGAGCTGGGCGATCAGGGTTCCGAGGCTCCCCGGAGAGTAGAGCATATCCGAGGTGATGGTGAAGTCCTGGGGCTTGTAGATATTGAGAGCCCCAGAGAAGGGGAGGGGAGAGTCCACCTCCTGTGCGACGAGCAAGTCACGGCTCGGGTTGAAGCCCGAGATGGACTTGCAGTTCAGACCGAAGCCGGCCCCGAGGGCGACCTCGGTCCTCCAGGTGGCTGCCTTCTTCGCTCCAGCCGCCAGGAATCTGCGTTCCGGACCCGTTGGTGTGGCCATTTGAACCTCCTAAAATACTGTCACCCGATATACTCGGATGAGCTTTTTGGAATCGGAAAAATTGACCGTGAAAGTGACTTCATACTCCCCGGCGGTTACCGCAGTGACCCAGGCATAGCATCCGAGAGAGTCCGTGGTGAGGATGGCGTTGGGGCCTCCAAGGGTCAGGCCCGTTGCGGGGGAGACGGCTACTGTGCCCGAGGTGATAGTCGCCCCGCCGGCGATATCGTCCCCGAAGAACTCGAACCCGAGGGTGTCTATTTCACCTATGCGGAGAGAGCGTTCTGCGTCGGGGTTCGACATCTTCTTCTCCTTCTAATCCTTGTCATCCGTTCTGACTATACGGCGGGAAGGGTTCACTTTCAAGACCCTCTTCACAGGAACAGGACGGGAGGTTACCGTCTGGCCCAGCCAGAGGTTCAAGTGGGAGATATCCCCGAGCTGATCCTGGGAGCCTTCCTGGGCATCGAATGTCGTCCCCATATCCAGAGCGTGGGGATCACCGAACTGGGTCTGGAATCCTTCGAGGAGCTCCAGGTTATGTTGCTGGACGAGGTTCGCTAGGTCTCCGAAATGTTCCTGGAGGCCCTCGGAAATGGAGAGGTTATGCTGTTGGATGAGGCCCGGAGTATCCCCTCCCTGAGTCTGTAGGCCCTCGGCGACGAGGAGATTTACATGAAGAGAGAGAAGAGCTCCATCCCCCAACTGGGTCTGTGATCCTTCGTCGGGAGAGAGGTTATGGACCTGGGTCAGGTTCGGAGTATCCCCGTACTGGACGGAAGCCCCTTCCGTAGGCTCCAGGGCGATAACCCCGACCTCCAGCGTAGTCTGATCCCCAGCCTGCGTCTGAGCCCCTTCCTGGGCCTCGAGCTGGTGGACCTGGGTGAGGGCAGGGGTGTCTCCCGATTGCTCCTGAGAGCCCTCGCCAGGGGCCAAGGCGATAGTGACCCCGAGCGTCGCCGAATCCCCCTCCTGGACCTGGGAGCCCTCCTGCGGGGAGATGTTGATAGAGAGGCTTATCGTAGCCTCATCTCCGAGTTGGGTCTGGGCTCCCTCGGCGGGGGCGAGGATGTGGACTTGGGTCAGAGCCGGCTCATCTCCGGCCTGGACTTGAATCCCCTCCGCCGGGGTGAGGTCTATCGCCCCCACGGAGATGGTCGCATTATCTCCCGCCTGGGTCTGAACTCCTTCATCAGCGGAGAGTGGGATCAGGACTCCGAGTGTAGCCCCGTCCCCTAGTTGTGTCTGGACCCCCTCGCCGGGGATAAGGTCTATCGTCACTCCGAGGACCGACCCGTCTCCGAGCTGTGTCTGAACTCCTTCGGAAGGAGAGAGCTCTATGGCTCCCACCGTAATAGTTGCCTGATCCCCAATCTGGACCTGGACTCCTTCCTCCGGGGCCATCCCAATAGTTACTCCGAGCGTAGCTCCATCTCCGAGCTGGGTCTGGGCTCCCGTAGAGTCAGGGATGAGGTCTATCGTCACGCCGAGCGTAGCCCCATCCCCCGACTGAACCTGGGTTCCCGTCTGATCGGGAACGAGGTTGACGGCTAGGGTCGCCCCATCCCCAATCTGGACTTGGGCTCCTGTAGAATCCGGGACGAGGTTCAGCTCAATACCGAGGACGGAATTATCTCCGAGATGAGAATGGTATCCGGTCCCATCGGGGATCAGGCCGACGACAAGCGAGATAGTAGCTCCATCCCCCGCTTGTGTCTGAACTCCCTCCGCCGTAATTAGGTCGAACTCCGTTGGAGCCGTTGGGAGAAGAGGGAAGGTCCCATCCGTCCAGTCCACCATGAACGGGCCATAATAGGAATAGGCTCCCGAATCCGAGTTCGCTTCCGAGGCTACAAGTCCGTGGTCCACGCACCAGGCGTAGGGCGGGGAGGCTACAAGGTTCGCCTCGACCTCGCTTCCAACCTGGGCCATCGTCGAGAGCAGATAGGCCCGCAGATAAGCCTTCGCCGAAGTCCGGTTATATTGGACCGTTATCCAGTACCAAGTGTCCGAGGCTAGCGTCGGCCCGTTTGATGGAGTAGAGGGCCAAAGGGCTCCATTCGTTTCTAGGCAAGCATGGACATTTCCGCTGGAGTCGATATAGGTCGAGAGGATAGCCCAATCGTCATCGTCAATTCCCTGAATCCCGCTATGACCGTACTGCTCGTAGAGGTCGGCGTTCAGGGTCGTCTTGAAAGCGAATCCCACGGAGGTGATCGGGACCGTCGAGGAGGGGATGACAATACGGACCTCTTCGCTAGCCGTTCCCGAATGGCTGATCCTCATTCCCTGGACGACATCTTCGAGGTCGTGCTCTACTCCTCCGCAGACCAGAGTTCCTGCCAAGTCCGGGCTAGCCGAATCCGTCTCTATGGCGAGGACTGTAGCCGGGGAGCTGGGATAGACGATGGGAGTGGCCGGAGGAGAAGAAGGCCAGCTCCCGCCTGACGCACGAGCGTCCGTGAGGAGGTCCCCGTCACTCCCCGAACGGAAGTCCAGGTACATATCGCAGGTATTTACCGTGACCTCTAGGACGGCGGAATCTCCCAGCTGGGAGTGGTATCCGGTTCCGTCCGGGACGAGGTCTATCGGTGTCCCAACTCCGATGGTCGTATTATCCCCGAGCTGTGTTTGATAGCCGGTCTGGTCGGGGATGAGGTCTATGGGCCCGGACCCGGTCCACTCAATATGAATCTCAGCCTCGTTCGTCCCGGCGGCCTCGTAGTCCTCGGCATAGAGGTATTGATTCGAGGACCCGTTGTCCCGAAGGACGATATTTATAGCCGCACTCGTGAGGCCGGAGTAGGAATCTACGAGCTCCTGGATGATCCCCACCAAAGAACCGGACTGCCTCCACTCATTGAGAGGAGACATCGCCACCGTCCAATCCGTATAAGCCGAAGTCAGGGTGGCGGCACTAGGAAGGCTCCCGGAAGAGAACTGTCCGGGGTTGGCGGCATCTACCGCCCGGACCCTGGCCAGGACATTCCCGGTCCCGGACCCGTTCACGATATACACCCTGACATAGGCCGAGGTGATCGTAGAGCCGGCGGGAATTGTGATCCCCGTAAATCTCAGCCCTCCGATGACCTCGTTGGAGGTCCCTTCCCTTCCGAAGGCGACCTCTCCTGTGGCCCAGGTCCCCGTGTATTCATAGCCGTCATCGGCAGTAGCTACGATGGAGCCGTCGAAAGACCCCGAGCCCCCTCCCAAAGTGAGGACGGCTCCGTCCCCTAGCTGTGTCTGATAGCCCGTACTGTCCGGGGCTAGATCAATGGTCACTCCAAGAGTAGCTCCGTCCCCGAGCTGGCTATGGTAGCCCGTAGCGTCGGGGACCATCTCTATCGGCGTATTGCTCTGGACGAAGGCTATATGACAATACGCTCCGGCATCTCCGCCGAGGGACTGATTCTGAGAGATGGTCCCGGTGGCCCCAGCAGTAGAGTCTATCATCCAGGCGTGGCTCTGAGAGCCATCGTAGGTCCCGGAGGTGTTCCGGACTTGGGCCGGGGTCAGGGCCGTGTAGGTGTGGGTAGAGCCGGAGAGACTCGACCAAGAGTTATCATCGACAGAGGTCCAGGTAGCTATGACCAGGGCCCCGTCCGTGGCCGTAGTAATAGACGGGATGGTAACCGTAAAGGGAGTCGTCGGGGCTGTGTAGGTTGCACTCGATTCCGAAGCGTCGACGGCCCATCCGGTCTGGGTCCCGTAGTCTCCTTGAAAGGCGAGGAGCCGGACGATGTTGTTGGTCGTCCCTCCGCAATCGACCGAGGGGTTAGCGGACCAGGTCCCGTTGAAAATGCACCAGAAGTTCCGCATCCGGCAGCGGGTAGCGTTCCGCTGAGTCAGTGAGGTCCAGGTCTGCCCGCCCGCCTCGGAGATGGCGACTGTTCCCGATGAGGCGTGATTTGTCGCCGTCATCCAGACGAGCATCCCCGCCGTCATCGAACCGGGAGGCGTGACCGCAGTTATCTGTGTGGTATTGGTCCCGTTATCCGAGGGGGTCGAGGCGGAGCCGAAGAGACTTATCGCCATCGGTTATTCCAATGACCGAGGATGGCGGAAGGCGAGGAAGGACACAGAGCTCCGCAGTAGCTCACGGAACGCCAGGGGCCTCCCCCGCCTCCCGGACGAGTGACCAAGGTTCGCCTATGATCTAGGCGTAGTCCCGAATCTCGTCGACATCGGTAGCGGGGAAGTTGACGGTGTTCCCGCCAGCCAGGACCTGGCTCGTAACCGTCCCGACCAGAAGGAGCGTCGAGGTCCCCGTGATGGTCATGGCGTAGTGGAGAGCCGTCCCTCCATTCGTCACGGAGAGGCCGTTCTGGGCCGCCAGGATCAGCTTCCTTCCCGAGGTGTCCCCGTTGTCCTTGGAGAAGTCTCCACTCGTGAGCGTATGATTCACGAGCATATAGGTCGTGTGGGCCTCGGCGTAGGTCGTCGGCTGGGTGGAGCAGATAGTCAGCTCGGTAGCCGCCGCCAGAACATCCAGCATCAGGTCGATAGTAGCATCGGGCATGAATTTAGCCATTGGGTTCCTCCTTCTTCTCCGCCTTGGCGGAGAGTGTTGCGTGCCCTGTCTTGACCCATTCCGCCAGAACGGCGGGAGGGATCATTGAGACTTCGTAGCTCTTCCCCTTCTCCAGGACCATAGAGGCCTGTGTCCCGAAGGAACGGGTCCAGGTCGTTTCCCCGACCCAGGTGAACAATTTAGCCATCTGAACCTCCTGTTATATCGTCCCCTCGTCGCCGTCTAGGCAGAGGTGAACATCCTGTCGGAATCCGGCTACTCCGTCGAGCCCGAGCTCTCCCTCGTCGGTAACGACCCCGGCTAGGTGGCCCCATCCAACCAAGTTCCCGAGTGATCCCACAGCCGTAGAACGGAGGTCGGTCTCGATAGCGAGTCTGACATCACGGATATGCTTCCAGAGGCGGGTCGTCGATTCCCCTCCCTCCTCATCTACGAAGCCGGCCACGATTATCGTAACATAGCGATGGATGTGGAGGTCGGGGAGGTATTCCGTGTCCCGAAAGTCCGCCCCGAAGTAAACGAAGTCGCAGGGATATCCTGGAGCCTCCGTATAGACCCTCAGACCTTTGAGGACCTTATCCCCGACGGAGTACCAATAGACGGACCCGCCGACGATTCCCTTCACGACTTCTATAACTCGGTCCAGGCATTGGAGCCCGAGAGGAACCGATGGGGTGCCCATTCTATTCTCCTGTCTCCGCCTTTGCTGCCGCCGCCTCAGCCTTCCTGTAGGCCATCAGCGAGGCCGTAGCCCAGACGGCTTCTTCCGATAGAGTCTCCTGGAGGAAGGGGAGCCTCTCCCCGATACTCTTCGAGAACCAAAAGGTCGGCGGGAGCTTGACATTCTTCCGGAGGAGGAAGAGAGGCTTGATCCCTCTCCCACTCTTCCCACTCTTCATCGCTATGATCCCGTCGCCCTTCTTGTGGCTCTTCAGGATGAAGCTCTGGCCCCGGTACATAGAGGCGGAGCCCTTCACTCCGGGGAAGGGGATGGTGAGGGCTCGGGCCTTCTTCGGGAATATCCACCCGCCCGTCTCCTGGATTTTCGCATAGACGACTTCTTCCCTTCCGACATGGGTCCCGGTCCCGATGGTGATCAGAGCCGCACTTGAGGTCGAGATACGATTGACCTTGTATCCGAGCCTCTGGCTGATCTCCTTCGGGGCCCGCTTGAAGAAGCCCCCTCCGCCCCGGATTCTCTGCTTGATGTACCGGACCGTCTGAGAGCTCCACTTCGTGGCGTTGTAGAGAAAGGCCCTCGGGACGAGCTTCGTCGTGGCCGTCTTTTTCCTGGCCCCGTCGAACTCCCCGGTGATCTTTATCTTGACGCCAGGCTCGGTCATGTTCTCTTCCTCTCGTAGAATCCGAGGATGGTCTTGACCATCGGGAGTATCTCTTCCTCGGATAGGTTCACGGACTGATTCCCTACGGACCTCGATGTCTCTCCCCACGACTTGTGGAGGAACTTCTCCCAAAGGGTGGAGAGCTGGACGAGGAAGGCTACTTTGAGGTCCGGAGGAACGGAGGCCAGGGCGTAGCCGGCGGTGTATGTGACCTTGATCCCCTTCGGGTTCGTGGTCCAGTAGCCCCCGGAGGAGGCCTTCCTCATCCGGCCCGAGGGGAGATAGGCATAGAAGTCCGTATTCTCCGTCAGGAGGGTCCCGTCCTCGTGGACCGAGGTCAGAAGGGTGACGGGAAAGTTGGGGAGCCAGAAGTCGGGCCACCCGTTCCCGTCATAGAGCTCCGCCGTATAGACGGTGGAGATCAGCGTCCTCCCGAGCTTCCTTCGGAAGAACTCCCCGACGGAATTGATGAGGACCTCTAGGACGGCGAGGTCGTCGTCGTCCTTCTTCTTCAGGAAGTCCTTCGCCTCGGGCAAAGTGACGAGGGCCAGAGAGGTATTCAGGCTCATTATTTTCCTCCGGTCTGAGGATCAGGCCCCGTCCCTTTCAGCACTTCCAGAGTTACATTCGGGCCCCTCATTACGGAGAAGCCCTTCTTCTCCGGGGCCGAGTCGAGGCTCTTGTCCTCCTCGGCGATTCCGAACCCGATGAGGTTCCTGGCGAGTACGGAAGGAAGGACGGCGGACTGGCCGACCTGATACCTCCCGATTTTTGCGTCGACGGCTCTCAGGAACCGGACCCGTACAACGGGCGGGCAGGTGTCCAAAACAGTTGGGGCGGACCCCGTGTTCATAGGCTCCGGCGAAGCCGGATGATTCTTCTTCGGCATCTTCTTCCTCCTCCTCTCTCTCTCTCTCGGCTTATATCGAGGAGGGAGGGGCCGAAGCCCCTCCCGTCCTCTGCTCTGATCTACTTGTGCTTCAGCTTCAGCCTCCGAGCTCCGTCACAGGAGTGATCGGGATGTAGCTCGGTCTCCCGAGGATGATGATCCCCGAGATGGGAGTCCCGTTGGTGTGGGTCCCGGTCTGGGTGAAGAGGATTCTGAGATATCTCTTCGTGCCTCTGTACCCACGGACGATGGTGGTGGGGTCCTCGGCGGCGGCGTTGATCACATGGTCGTTGACCCCGCCTTCGAGGTCGGCGGCGGCGATGTTCGTGAACTCCCCGGCCGTGGTGGTATCGCTTTCCTGGAAAGCGATGGTCCAGTAGAGGGCCCCGGAGAGAGTATCCGCAGAGATGCCGACCTCGGCAATCATCAGGGCATCTTGGAAGCCCTGGCGGTCCACCGCAACTCCCGTCCCCTCGGCGGTGGTATTCCCCAGAATGGGGACGAGGGTCTGGACGGGTCTGAGTCCGGTATAAGAGCTGATCATTGGCGGCTCCTTTCTACTGACCTCAGGGTCAGGTCGTGATGTTCTTCAGGAGCTGGATGGCCTCCGGGAGAACGACCTTGCCGCCGACCCGCTTCCTGGCGAGGAAGCCGATCATGCCGAACTCGGCGTACTTCTCGATGAGCCTCTGGATGACGATATCCACCCGGTCGACGATAGTGTAGCCGGCTCTGAAGTCGCCATAGGCGAGGACGATTCCGCCGTCGCCGGGGGTCGTGCCGAGACCCGTGGAGCTGGTGATCGCCGGGAAGTCGGCCCATTCGTAAACGGGCGAGCCGAGGATCAGCGGGGGCTGGCCCTGCTGGAGGTTCGGGACGAGGAGGTAGGTGTTGGTCGTCGCCGACTTCAGACCGACGCAGGTCCCGAGGGTCGAGCGGTGGAGGAGCCAAGAGGCGTTCTTGGCGTAGGGAGAGGCCAGCTGATACTGGGTCCCGATGAAGTCGTCGAAGGCCAGGGTGTTATCCGTGAGGACATTCCTGGCGTCGGCGAGGACGGTGGTGTTGGTGATGATCCCCTCGGGAGCCGTGGTCCCGTTGCCCGAGTAGAAGGAGGTCCCTTCGAGAAGTCCGAAGCCTCTGGAGCAAGCGTCGGAAATTTCCGCTTCCAGAGAGAAGCGGGAATCCTCGAGCATCTTCTGCGTGGCCTTGTAGAGGATTTTCATCTCGAAGGTGGGAATCTCGGTCAGGGCGTAGGTCAGGCCGGTGGTCTCGGTCTTTTCCCCGGACTCGGCGACCCAGGTGGCGACGCCGAGGGCCGTCTGGGCGGGAATCTCCACCGCATAGGCCGTGGTCTGACGGACGGAAGCGAGGCCCCGGAGAGGCGAGTATTCGGTGATCTTCTTGACGATGTCGTTGACATACTCGTACGGGGCGAGGACGCCGGCGTGGGTGGAGTCGGCGATGGTCAGGACCTTCTGACCGGGAGCCTGGAGCCCACCGGAGATGGCGGCGATGCCCATCTCCCGGCTCTTCTCGAGCCAGCCACGGAAGTCCTTCATCCCGTCGGGGACCTGGGACTCGGCGTGGAGGTTGGGGCTCTTCAGACGGGCCATCTCGTCGTAGACTTCGGCGAGCTTCTTCTCGAAGCCGACCTTCATCTCCTCGAAGGCCTGCTTCGTGGTCCAGCCTTTTTCGAGCCGATCATTCTGGACCTGGATGTCATTGATCAGCTTGTTGACGGAGCCGTTGAGCTCCTCGACGGTTTTGATCTCCAATTCAATTCTCCTTATTGAGATATTTGGCGATGGTCTCGGTGATCGCCTTCACCGCTTCCTGGATGGAGTGGAGATCATCCGGCTCCCCAGCTATGGGCGGCTCGGGGAGAGGCGGAGTGGCGGGCGCCGGCTCCTCCTCCACGAGTGCATCTTCCGATTTTACTTCCGAGACTACGGCTCCGGGACAGGCCTGGAAGTTGCAGAGGCTGACCTCCCAGAGGGCGACCTCTTTGAGGTGTCTCTCCTTCGTCGTCCGGTCGATACTCTCCTTCA